CACTATTAAAATCACTATGAACTGTTTGTGTAGCACCAGCGTGAAACAGAGCTTGTGGGCCTGTATTTCCAATTCCTACGCTTCCGCCAGATGTTATACGCATTCTTTCTGTGCTATTAGTCATAAACAATAAAGCGTTTGAGCCAAAAGCATCAATATTACCTCCACCTCCTGTACCATATAAAAGCAAACCTGTTCCACTTCCTGTAACCTTTACTGTGCCACCAACAGATAGTTTAGTTGTTGGGTTAGTGTCTCCAATTCCTACATTTGTAGTGTCGCCTGTACCAATGCGCATAACAAAATTATTGTTTGTATAAAAAGTATGTGCAGAGTTTGTTGAATGTCCTGAAGAATGATATTGTAAATCAAAATTAGGGCCAGATGTAAAGCCGTGTCTTGTTGTACCGTGATTAAATAAATATAGTTTTAAACTTGCATCTGTAAGACCACTTGAAAAATTGTTATTAAACATCATTCTTGTTGGTGTTGCTGTTGAAGTTTGCGTAGCTGTGCCGCCTACAGCTGTTGTAGTAGTGCCAATTCCTATATTACCTCCTGATGCAATATAAAATTTTATAAGAGCATCACTAAATGAACTTCCAGATAATTCTTCAATAGCAAAATCTTGATTACCATTGTTACCTCTTAATGCCCAATTTTGTTGTATCAAGGCAATATCTCCAAATACATCTAGTTCAGCGCCTGAAAAAGGAGAAGTTGTTCCTATTCCAACTCGACCTTGCGCTGTAATTCGCATTCTCTCACTCGTTGGTGGGTTTGCACAATCGCTTGCTGTATGAAATAAAATTTGTTGGCTTGATGCAATTTGTAAATTATTTGTAGTAGTACCTTCAAGATTAAATATTGCGTGTTTATTTCCGTTCTGGTCTTGTAATTGTAAGCCATTATCCTGACCTGCACTAGCTCTTTTTATTTGTAACTGAGTTGCATCTCCGTTACTTGAAATCGTTACATTTCCTGAAAAAGTTGCGTTTTGTGAAGCATCTAAAGTTAGAGCTGTTGTAGAACTTGTACCTGTACCAAAAATTAAAGGAATATCGGCTTCTGTTTGTAAACCTACTTGTGAAGATACAGCATAAAAAGAAGCATATATAGTTCCTGATGTAGCTAAATCAACTCTACCAACTGCTGTTCCATTTATTGTTAAACTTGTATGATTTGTATTATTTCTTGGTGAAGTAGTCCCGATTCCGACATTACCAGATTTATCTATTCTCATTCTTTCTGCTGTATTTGTGCCACTTACAGCAGTATAAAAATTTAGAGTACCTGAATTATTAGAATTATTATAACTTGACCTAATACTGACATTACCATATAATGTAGAACCTATATGAAAACCAGCACCTTGTAATAAAATGTTTTCTTGAGTTGTGTTTGCACTTTGACTAGTTAATAAATGACCATCTTCAATATTAGTTTTTGCATTAGGAGATGTAGTTCCAATTCCTACGTTACCTCCCCATCTTTGTAACACTAAAGGTGTTACATTAGTACCTCTTTTTACTGATTGTATAAATCCGTAGTCGCTAGCTTCATCAACACCAAAGTTCAATAAGTTACCTGTTGATGCTGCTGTAGTTTTTATAACAAACTGTCCAAAAGTATCTATTGTGCTAAAAGTTATATTCTTAACAACTTCTAATGTTGTATTAGGAACATTTGTTCCAATTCCAACAGTCCCATCTTCATTAACTCTCATTAACTCAGTACCTGCGTTATGTTTACTAATTAAAAATGCCCTATCTGTTTGGTTGTTATCAGTATCAATATCTATTCTAACTGATGAATTACTTTTAATGAATTGTGTAAAAATTGCATTACTACCTAAATCTACAGGTTTTGAAAATACATTTGTCTCTGCGCTACCATCAATAGTGATGTATGGTGTTAATCCACCACTACCATCATCATTCCTAAAAATAATATCTTTATCATTAGCTGCTTGTTCAATAAATAAATCTCCATTAGCATTTTGCATAAAACTATTTGAACCATTATGGACAAAGAACAAATCATTACCAGTTCCTATGTTTAAATTTTTACTATCTGCTATACTAACAGAACCTGAAAAAGTTGTATCTCCAGAGCTGTCAATAATAAATCTATCAGCACTTGCACCAACGTCAAAAATACTAAAGGCATCACTACCTGAAATTGCAAGTCTATACGTTCCTACGTTTGACCTTGTTAAATCTATTAAATTTGCACCAGAATCTGTAACTGTTAATTTACCTGTTACACTAATCCCTGTGCTTAGGGTTTCCAATTTCGCAGAACTAGCGTGATATAATACGACATTACCTGCATTGTAAGCAACAAGTGCATTATTTGTATTGTTTGTTCCACCAGCTCTTAAAAATAAATCAGATGCTTGGACTATTAAACTACCTGTTCCTGCTTCGTTGATATAACTATTACTGCCATCGTGATATATTTTTAAGTCAGCAGAACTACCGATTTGTAATTGAACACTATCGTTAATTCTTAAAGGTTTGTTAATTGTAGTTCTACCCTCGCTACCATCTATTTGTATGTAGTTTTCTGTACCACCTGAGCCATTATCTGATTTAAATATTATATCTTTATCATCTGCTGTATTCTCTATAAACAAATCTCCTGTTGAATTTTGTATTATACTATCAGTTGCGTTATGAAATATTTGTAAATCACTTGAAGTACCAAACTGCGCCCTTGCACCATCAGCAAATCTAAATGATTTAGAACTTTCTACTCTTTCAGTTCCACCATCTATTCTAAAATATTCAGTCTTTCCTCCACTACCATCATCAGACCTAAATATAATATCGCCATCATCTACTTCTTGGTCAATATATAATCCGCCTGTAAAGTTTCTTATAACTGAATCTGTTCCGTTATGTGCAATTCTTAAATCATTACCTGCACCAAAAATTAATGTGTCATCTGTTCCTATTGTTGCACTATCACCAAACACTATATTATTACCGCCTGTTGTATTACCATTTGTCAATACTTCTGAAAGCGTATCTACTGTAGCTACCTGAGCATCTACATAAGCTTTGTTAGCTGCATCTGTACTTGCCGATACAGTATCTATACCTTGTATTCTACCTGTACCGCCTAACGTAATATCTCCGCCACTTACAGTAATATCACCTGCAAAAGTTGCATTGTTTGACGAGTTCATTTGGAAAGATTGTGTACCATTATTTTGAAACGTTACAAAACCTGTTCTTGAATTTAAAACAATTCCTGTTCCATTTGTTTCGGTTTCAATAAATAGACTATTTGAACTCATCTTCATACGCCCAATATCATTAATTACAAAACCATCTGAACTTGATGTTGAAACAGAACCTGTAGCTGTAGCACCACCTGTAACACTAACTCCTGTACTTGTAGTTTCTAACTTTTTGCTATTGTCAAAGTATAAATTAACAGCACCATCTGCTACACATTGTAACATTAGTTCTGCTGTATTTGCTTTTCTTATTTTTACCTCAGCATTCCCCTCCAAAAACAAATCACCTGTACCTGAATCTATAATAAAAGAACCTGTGCCATCGTGAAATATTTCAAAATCTGAACTATCACCCATAAATATTTTTGACCTATCTGGGAATTGGACAGCTCCTTTAGTTAAGTTACCATTGACTAGACTACCGTCTAATCTAAAATATGTTACCGTTCCACCAGAACCGTCATCACTTTTAAATATTATGTCTTTATCATTAGCATTGTTCTCAATTATAAGGTCTCCTGTAAAATTTTGTATATAAGCGTCTGTGTTATTATGATATATTTTAAAATCTACATCTGTACCTAATTTTATTTCTTTGTTGTCTAAAAGGCTTATATGACCTGAAAACGATACATCATTTGCAAATGCTCCAGTTGTAGCTTCCAAGCCGCCTATCACTAAGGCTGCTGCTGTATATCCTGTTCCGCTTATGTTTACTGTAGTAGTAGGTTCAACCTGTAACGATTTAAATAGTTTGAATTTATCATCACTTTCATCTCTAAATAGGCCTGCAAATAAAGTAGTGCTACTTGGAGTATATTTGCCATAGAAACCTATGTCAACAGCATCTGTAGATGTGTTATTGTTTGCTAAAACAATCAAAGGGTCTTTGACCGTAAGTGTATCTGTACCTACTGTAGTTAAACTACCTTCTACAACTAAGTTACCTGTAACTGTTAGATTGCCACCAAACTTACCATCACCTGAAGCATGAAATTGTACAGTCGGAGTAACACCGACACCTATTTGTGTAGTTGATAAAAATAATGGACTGTTGTTACCAAAACCATCTGTTATTCTTTTTGCACCAGTTGTTAAGTTACCATTGTCAGTAAGTTTTATTAGAGACTGGTAAGTATCTTTTATTTTATTTCCTGAAAGTGTTGCCATATTTATTTAGTTGCTTTCTTTTTTAAATAGATTAACAATTTCTTTATATTCCCTTTTTTAGGTTTATATGTCTTCTTTTTATCTAAAGTACCCACCCTTGAAATAAAGCATCTTTATCAGGGTATATGTCATCATTTGAATTGCTTGTATATTCTGGAAACAAAGACTGATTAAAACTCATGTAATCAATAAATCTTTGTGTATAATATTCAGCATATTCCCTTTCTTTTTGAACTAAATAATCTACTTCTTCTTTACTAACAAGCTGTGAGTTTTCACTCTGATGTTTAAACACGCCACCATTAGAAATACTATAACTAGCAAAAGGAAGATACTCTACCATAGCATAATGAATTAACATAGGTTGTATAAAATCATTTACAAGTGTAAGATAATTACCTGTCAATGATGCACCACCTGTGCCTAAAATATCATTACTAATTTTATTATATAAATCAGTACCAAGAAAATTCTGTATGTGTATTTCTTGAGCTAACTCAATAAATTGTATAAATTTATCTGTATCAACATTAGCGTTTAACGCTGTGTTTTTTACTATATCACTTCTTCTTATAAATAGTGCTTTTGCCATTATTCTTCTATTTCTTGTTCAGTATCTTGTTGTTCTTCTTGTTCTTCTTCTTTTTTAATACCTGTCTCCTTTTCGACTTCTGCATCTGTAAGTGCGTTTGTCAAATCAGTAAACTCGAGTGGTTGTAAAGTTTTGAAGTATATATCTAATTCAATATTGTTGTATTCTAATATTTTTTCTAGTTCATCAAGTATAGTAACTTGCATTGGCCTAATAACTGTATTGTCCATAAGTATAGAAGCTGTTTGTAGTTCCTCAGCATTGTTACCTAAACCTGTATTATCTTTTATACCAACTAACATAGGCGATACAATTCTGTGCGATACCATAACTTTTCTCATAGATTCATCTGATAAGAACTTATATTGTTCATGGGCATCTGATAAAATTACAGGCTCAATGTTTGCTGCTAATTCTTTACTATCGTTAAAAGCTAAAATAAAACGACCAGCATTTGAACTGCCGCTAAATTTTTCTTTTATTCTGTGTTCTATTCTTTCTCTTTGGTCATCTGGTGGAACACCATTATTGAAGTTAATTAACATACTTGGTGCTAAACCATTTTGTATATTATTAATATGATAGTTTGCAATTTCTTCTTCTAACTCTGCATATTGTAATCCACCTTGATAATCTACTGGAGCATAATAATAAAATCCAGCTTTATAAGGTCTTATATATAAAATTTCTAATCCAGAGTTACTCATACCAAAAGCAGGTATTCTCCTTACTTTTGTATTTGATTTTACTTCTTTCCAATCCTTAGCGTAGTAGTAAGCCTTTACTAGACCGTCTTTTCCTGCCTTCTCTGCCCTTAACGACTCAACAGCTATATGTTCTACCTGAACAATTTTAGAACGGTCTTTAGAATAGATTATTTGAAGTGCAGCTTGGCCCATCATTTTATAATCATAGCATATTCTTTTCATGATATGTTTTTTAAACAATTCTTT